CAATCTTACACATGGATAGGAATAGACGAACTACCACAATATCCTTCGCCAGATATATATAATTTTTTAAGATCATCTTTACGTTCAGTTGATCCAGAGATACCTGTGTATATGAGATCCACAGGCAATCCAGGTAACATCGGATCCCAATGGGTACGAGAGATGTTCGTTGATCCGATTACACCAAATACAGCTTTTAATATAGAAATTAAAACGCCATCGGGAATAAAATATATTACTCGAAGGTTTATTCCCGCTAAATTGCAAGATAATCCTTATCTGATGCAAACGGAAGATTACTATGCAATGTTGTCTTCTTTACCTGAAGTACAACGTAAACAATTTTTAGAAGGTGATTGGGATGCATTTGAAGATTCGTCATTTCCTGAATTTAGTAAAAGTATTCACGTGGTGGATCCTTTTGAGGTTCCTAAAGGCTGGCAGAAATTTCGTGCTGCAGATTGGGGCTACGCTTCTCCTGCTTGTGTTCTTTGGTTTGCTATTGATTATGATAACAACTTATGGATATATCGAGAATTATATACCCAAAAGATTACGGCAGATGTATTTGCACGAAAAGTCTTAGAGTTAGAACGTAATGAATATGTTCGCTACGGTGTATTAGATGCAAGTACTTGGGCAAGACGTGGAGATATAGGACCGAGTATTGCAGAGACAATGATTCAAGCAGGTTGTAAGTGGAGACCTTCGGATCGTACACCCAGAAGTCGTTTAAGTGGAAAGTTAGAAATTCATAAACGCTTAAAGATTAATGACAATCAAAAGAAAGAACCAGGACTAAGAATTTTTTCCACTTGTAGAAATTTAATAAGAACATTACCCCTTTTACCTCTCGATGATAGTAATCCAGAGGATATTGATACGAATGCAGAAGATCACGCTTATGATGCATTACGTTATGGTTGTATGAGTAGACCGATGCATACAAGTTATGCCGCTAGATTTAATCGTACGGTTAGACCACAATTTATCCCTGCAGATAAAGTATTTGGATATTAGGGTGTCGAAAGAAAAATTACCAGAAATTAATAAAAAGAAATTTCCTTATAAATTAGTATTAGTGGCATGGGAAGATATTGTTTCTAACTCGGATTGGGAAAATCTTAATAAAATTAAAAAAGCGAAGACTGCGGTTTGCTATAGTGTAGGATGGTTAATGGCAGAGACAACAAAGACAACGGTGATTATGTCAGACTTAAGTTTTGAAGATAATCATGAAATTGAACAAGGTGGATCGTACACCACTATACCTACTAAAAACGTACTATCAATTAAGAAAATAAAACTATAGAGGAATAATATGGAAACTAAATTCGATCCAAAAGCTAAAGTAAAACAAGGTGATCTTGGTTCAGCTGCTGATGGCAAACAGCCAAATCAGGAAGCGACTAATATCGACTTTGCTAAAGATGCACCTCGCAAAGGTGAATCTGAAACTGCTTTGAAAAATAATAATTATCCTACAAAGTCAGGATCAGAGCATGTTCAAGAGTCATTATTTAAAATGGCTGATGAAAAAAGAAGATTTAAAAGAAGCTAATAAAATAGTTATAGATAAGTATAAGAAAAAGATTAAAAATATTTGGGGTGGCATAAAAGCAACTCCTTCATTTTTAAAGAAAAAAAAGAATAAAAAATATGGTGAGACTGATCTTTTAAAAGGTAAAGATTATTATCCACCAAAACCATAAAAGGAGGAAACTATGCCAGAAGGAATGGGATACCCAAAAGGAAAAGGAATATTAGGTAAGGTCAATCAAGGTGACCTTGGAGCTGATGTTGCTAAAAGAGCTAATGATAAACTAGAAATGAATCTTAATCAAAAGATTAAACAAGGAGATCTAGGATCAGAAGCAGGTAAAATGGGTAAAAAAGAAAAAGTAGACGCATCTATTTTTAAGCAAGCTAATCAAAAGGATTACTAATCATGGTATTACGTCCCGATAATAAAGATGTTTTAAATGAACATAGTAAGTTTAATAAGTTTGAAAAATATAAAGCTAAAAAAGAAGATAAACCTACTGTGCAAGTAGCAGAATTAAAAAAAGGATCACAAGCAGAAAGAGCAGCAATTCTTGCTGTTGCAAAACAGGAAGCAGATCAATCTGCAGGTATTCCGACAAAATCCACTGAAGAAATTTTAAATGAAATTAAAATGAAAAAGGGTGGAGAAAATGTTACTTTAGAAGATTTAAATAGATTAAGATAAAATGGCTATACTAGATGACAGTAACCTAGATCCATTCGTTGGATTTATTAGGCAAAGATTTCAACAATCAGAGACTTCAAGACTCTATGATGAAAAGCGTTGGTTAAAAGCTTATCGAAATTATAGAGGATTATATGGTCCTGAAATGGCATTTCGTGAAAGCGAAAAGTCTAAAGTTTTTGTTAAGGTTACAAAAACAAAAGTATTAGCTGCCTTTGGGCAAATCATAGAAGTTTTATTTTCAAGTGGAAAATTTCCAATTGGAATAAGACCTACATCTGTTCCTGAAGGAGTAGATGAATATGCTCATATTGCAAAATTAAATCAACCAGGACAACCTCCTGCTCAACCCAATGGTCAAGCACAGCCTAATGGTCAGGCACAACTGAATGGAGAAGATACAGAAAGTCCTTATGGCTTTGCAGGGGATGGTGGAGATTTACCTAAAGGAGCAACCGCTGAATCTTTAATGAAAGATTTAGCACAGAAGTATAAAGATTTAGGTTTTGAAGAAGGACCTGCTCCTGATTTAAAATCAATGCCACAGATTGAACCTGCAGATATTGCAGCAGGTCAAATGCAAAAATTAATTCATGACCAATTAGAAGAAAGTGAAGCGATTAAAGTTTTACGTCATGTCTTTTTTGAAATGGCATTATTAGGAACAGGGGTTTTAAAAGGACCGTTTACAGAAGAGAAAACACAATACGCATTTAGTGCGGATAAAGAAACAGGAGCAACTGCAGCTATGCAACGATCTAAAGTTGTTCCATCAATTGAAGCGGTTTCCTGTTGGAATTTATATCCTGATCCTAATGCAACAAGTATGAATGATGCAGAGTATATCATTCAAAGACATTCTTTTAATAGAGAACAGTTTGCAGCATTAGCAAAAAAACCTTTATTTAAAATGGAACCCATTCGTGAATGTTTAGAAATGGGTCCTAATTATCAAACAAGAGGATTTGAATCTTCTTTGTATGATAGAGAAAATGTTGCAACCTTATATAAAAATAGATTTGAAGTTTTAGAATATTGGGGAGTTATTACTAAAGATATCGCAAAACAACTGGATCTTGAGTTTGATGATGAATTGGATGTGGTATCGGTTAATGCATGGATTTGTGGAAATAAAATTTTAAGATGTGTAGAGAATCCTTTTTCACCAAAAAGAATTCCTTACATGGTATGTCCATATGAATTAAATCCTTATCAGTTTTTTGGAATTGGTATTCCAGAAAACATGCAAGATTCACAACAAGTTATGAATGGTCATGCAAGAATGGCAATTGATAACTTGGCACTATCAGGAAATTTAGTTTTTGATATTGACGAGACATTACTTGCACCAGGTCAAGATATGAAAGTCTTTCCTGGTAAAATATTTAGAAGACAAAGTGGACAACCAGGACAAGCAATTCATGGTGTAAAATTTCCAAATACTTCTAATGAGAATTTAATGTTGTTTGATCGATTCAGACAACTTGCTGATGAAGCAACAGGAATTCCTTCGTACTCACATGGTACAACAGGAGTTCAATCAACAACAAGAACTGCAGCAGGCATGTCGATGTTAATGGGAGCTGCAGCTCTAAGTATTAAAACAGTTATCAAAAATATTGATGACTATTTACTCAAGCCCCTAGGAGAATCTTTATTTTACTGGAATATGCAATTCAATGTTGATAGACCAGAGATAAAGGGTGATCTAGATATTAAAGCACAAGGAACATCATCTTTAATGCAGAAAGAAGTTAGATCACAAAGATTAATGACATTTATGCAAACAGCATCGAATCCTTCGTTAGCACCGTTTGTAAAATGGCATACATGTTTAAAAGAAGTTGCGAAAGCTTTGGATATTGATCCAGATCAATTAATTAATGATCCAGAGAAAGCAGCAATATACGCACATATAATGGGGATGGCAAATGGAAATCAACAAAATACAGGCAATCGTGGACAACAAGGCTCAATGGCAGATATGGGAGGAGTACCTCCAGGAGCTTCGCCAACTGACGCTACAGGAGCTGGAGGTGGCAACATCGGAACAGGCTCTGTACCGATGCCAGGGGAAGCTGGCTTTAGTTCGAAAGCTACTCAGCCTTCCAGAAACACTAAAACGCAATAAGGAAGATAGATAATGGCACAAACTTGGGATACATCTAGAGTTGGAGGAGGAACTTATGAGTTCGTCCAAGATGCTCAAGGACATTACAAACTTCAATCCGTTGGTTTTGAAAAATTAAATAAATTAAATCTCCCTGAATTAAAAGCAGAAGCAACTACTACTGCAGCAGATACAACTAAAGCTGCCGCAACAGTAAGTGCACAAACAAAACAAGCGTTTGGAGATGTACAACCTTTTTACTATGATCAAAAAGGTGAAGGAGGTACAGGTACTCAGTATACAATGAGAAAAGAAGGTGATTTGTCTACTGAAACTCAACCGATGGTTACAGGAGATACTTTTGCACAAGCTAGGCAAAAAATGACAACAGATGCTGCTTATACAGGTCAGCCTGATCTTACTAAATTATCACCTGAAATAACTTTACCTGGTACACCTAAATGGGCACAAGGAGCTGATAAAAGAGGTTACGAAAATATTGGAAAAGAAGTTAAACCTACAAATCAAATTGGTAGACAAAATGTTGATCAAGTTTTAGCCGCTCGACAAGATAGAACAGGAGCATGGGATCAAGGAAAATGGGGACCTCAACCATCAAGAACATTTAGATCGGATACAGAAAAATTTAAAACAAGATTTGATCCTACACAAATAAAAGCAGCAGCTGAAAAACCAAAAGCTGCTGAAGTAGTTACTACACAACTTAAAAAAGTTAATACAGCTTTAGGTCCTTTAGCAAAAGCAGTAGGACTTGTTATGAATCCAGTTAAAGGTTTAATTGGTATAGCAGCAGGTATGGTTACAGAAACACCTACACAAAAACACGCTAAAAAATATTTTAATGCTGATGATCAAACAGGTAGGATATCTGGAAATCCTGCAACTGATTT